CCGGCTCGGGGTCGGGATCTGCCGGATCCGGGTCGCCCTTGGGGCCCGCCGGATCCGGGTCGGCCGGGTCCGCGGGGTCGGGTTCGTTGTGTCGGTCCAGCCGGAACCAGTCCGCGCCCTGGGCAGCGGACAGCCAGCTCTTACGGATGTTGTGCATGGTGGTGTGTCTCCCGTTGCGGGATCAGAGACCGCGCCTTGCGCGCGGCCAAGAGTGAGACTCAGACGCTCCAGCCCAGATAGCCGTACTGGCGAAGCAAACTGATGGCCTCGTCACGGCTACCGGCGAGCCGGTAAATCTGCTCAGGCAGAAGGCGCGGCGAGGAGAGTTGGAAACGTCGGGGATACCGGGGCGAAGCCGTGCCCGCCCGATAGGCGCGAGACCGCTCCATCTGGAAGTACAGGCCGCGGCGGGTAGTGCCCTCGTAGGTGGCGCGCAGTCGGCCGCCGTAGCCGTCGGCCGCGGTGTACATGCCGCGGCGGGCGTTGACGACGGAGTTCATGTCCGCGCCATCCCGGATCGCCTTCGCGCCCGCCTCGGTGAAGATGCGGTCCTGCTCTGCGCGCGACAGACCCTTGAAATAAGCCTTCGGATCGAACGCGCCGGGAATGTGACGATCGCGAGCGATCAGCTTTGCGGGCATATGCGTACAGTCACACCGTGGATGCCGTTGGAAGCCGGTATTCCAGCCGTACTCACGTCCGGCGAGGATGATGCACCGACTGCATGCGGGCGGGTTGACTACCCGGATGTAGCCGTTGATCGTGCGGTTCCCCGCGATCGACACCCCTGTGGCCGCCCTCCCGGCATCCGTGACCTCCGACGCCGCCATGCGCAACAGCTGCTGCAGGCCCGTCATCATCGCCTCAACCTCATCGGCACCGGCCGCGATGGCCGTCTTCGACGTGATGAGCGGCAGATCCAGCAGCGTGTCCAGCGACCGACCATCAGCAGCAAGCCCAGCGAAAGCCTCTGGACGGACACGGCCCGCGGGATCTGAACTCAGGCCCCGTGCCGCGATGATGGACTCGACGTAGGCGTCCGCCGCTGCCGCCGTAGCCAACTGGCCAGCGGTTACGGTCCGGACCACCTCCGGGCCGATGTAGATGGCCCACGACCGGCTCAGATCGCGACGGTCGATCTCCCGCCACAGCTGCTGAACCCGGTCCGTCACCCGGCGGGCATGCGACTGCTGAGCCACATAGAAGGCATTCGCGAGCTCCTCGGCCGACAGATCCCGCACCGACCCCGTGGCCATCAGACCACCGGGACGGGCTCAGGGTCGTCCTCGACCGGGATCGGATCCTGCGGCGGCTTGGGGCCTGCCTCCAGCGCGGAGAAGTCGCCGGCCATGATGCGCTGCATCGCATCCTGGGCCGCGGCCTCGTCCTCTTCCTCCATGCGCTCGATCTGCGCCTGCGTGTACCGCAGGTCCTCGCGCGTCTGCCGGAGAGGCACGATCTTCGCCTGGAACTTCTTCACCGAAGCGTCCGCGACCTGTGCCACGGTCGGGGTCGAAGCATCCCGCCAGATCGTCTCCAGCGACCGGGCCGCCGGATCCCACTCGCCATCCTTGACGCGCAGGACGAGGCGCATGACCCGCTCCCACGAGCCGCCCCACGCCCGCTGCTTGCGCTCTGCGCGCTTCACCAGGCGGGTCTCGGAGGACCGGATGGCGTCGGCTGACGCCGGGTTCTGGGTCGAATAGCCGAGGAACTGCGGTGGGAGGCCGGACAGGGAACTGACGAGCTGGGCGAGCTGATTCAGCGTGCTGTGGAAGTTGCTGAGCGACGCCTCCGGGAACTGGACGACATCCGCGCCGTCCTGCTTGGAGCGCTCCGTCGCCCACATCCGGCCGATGATCCGACTGAACGCCGACACCCGCCGCCCGGACTCGTCGACGAAGTCCTCCTCGCCGAACCCGAACGCCACACGGCGCGGCGTCGCGTGATATTCCGCCGACACCATCATGTCCGTCGCGATCTTGCAGGCCGCGTCGCTGAGCGGGATCACGTCCTGCAGCTCCGAGACGCCGCCGGGGCACTTCAGGCGCGGGCGGTTCGGCAGCACCTCGACGAGAACCTCGCCCGTCTCGTGCTCATCCCGCGGATACTCCGGGTCCTCGACCCAATGGCCCGACTCCTTCACCCACCACACCGTCGCGTCCGGCAGATACAGCGTCGCGTGATCGACCTTCCGATCACCCTCGCCATCCTCCTGCCAGCGCTTCACCGCCGCAGCCACCCGACGCGTCCGAGGATCGAACTCCGCGAACATGTCCAGAGCGCTCTCGACGGTGATCAGCGGCGTCGAATCGTCATCCTCGTTCGCACCCACCACGATGTACGAGCGCCGCATCGCCAGGGCATCCAGATGCCCCATCTGCGACTGCTCGTCCATGTCATTGGCCTGCCAGATCCGCCACAACTCGTCATCCGCGTCCGCCACGCCTGGGAAGCGAAAGCCCTCGACATCGAGCCTCTCCTCGATCGAGTCGACGATCAGGCGCGGCCAGTTGATGACCACCTGCCGCACCGTCTCCTGCAACTCGATCTGGAGCTCCGGCGCCATGTACGACAGCGGCTGAGAGCCCTCGTAGTACGAGTTCAGGCGCTTGAGTTCGTTCAGCTCCTTGTCGTGGCACGAGATCAGATGCGTCAGCCACTGCACCTCGGAGCGTTCCACAGGCACCCCCTCACCGCATCACGATCATCTTGGACTTCTTCTTGGGGCGGGCCAGGCCGGCTGCAGTCGCATCCCCAGCGGCCTCATGGGCGAGGATGCTCGGGATCGCAGCGTCGATCTTCTGAGACGGGCTCGCCTTGCCGAGTACATACCGGCCGCCGACGCGGGCCGCCTTGCGGGCGTTCCGGACGTGCGCGGCCGTGATCACGCAGCCGTCATGCCGGAACGCCGAACCGGTCTTCGTGACGTCCGTCAGCAGTCGCTCCGCCGCCGCATGCATCTGCACCGTGCGGTACGTGTACCAGCGCACCACGCGCTTCTCGCCGTGCCGGTCCGCCCATCCATCAACCTCCGACTCCCAGTACGGCGGGTCGCAGTACATACGCAGCACGTCGAAACGTGAGAACACCTCGTCGACCGCCGCGGCCACTTCAAGGCGAGGGACCTGACCGCCATAGTCCGCCGGATTCCAGATCGTCGGCAACTCGTCCGGACCGAATGTCGGAGTGAACTGGTAACCGTCCAGCGTCTCCAGGCGAAGCGCCGTCCAGTCGTCAACGTCCGAGCCGTCAAAGCCAGCCACGACCGTCGTGCCGTCCGGAACCTCGCGGGGCTCCGCGAGGGTGTCCCAGGCGTCGCCATTCATCCACGACCCGGCGCCGTACACGATGCGATTACCGAAGAACCGCTCCGCCTGCTCCGGATCCTTCTCCAGCAGTTCGGCAGCCTCGGCCTCGATCGCATCGAGGTCGACGTGCGTCGAGCCCATGTAGACATGCCGGTGGATCTTCCGCCGGTCCGTCTTGTTCGTGTACTTCAGCGACGCCGGCGGCACGCGGTGGAACCGGAAGATGTCCTTGACCTTCGCCTCGGACGTGGCCTGAGCGACGCTGTTCTCCGACGGATTCCACGCGTTCGTGGTCTCCATCGTCCGGCCGCCCATGCCGGCCGCGCCGCGCCGCTGAGTCGTGGCAACCCGGTCCATCTTGTTCGCCGGAGTCCAGAGCTGGGTCTCGTCCTGAAGGACGAACGTCACCGGGTTGCCCAGTCGGGATTGTGCGCTGCTGGTGACGACGTCGATGCGGCCGTCGTTGGGCAGGCGAATGAACTGCTCGCCGACCCGCATCAGCTCACCCAGCGGACCGGTTCGGATCATCGCCTGCAGGGGCCGGTAGACGTTGTCGGTCTGCTCCTCCGAGAACGCCGTGATCTGCACCAGCGGAGTCGGCCACGGAATCGCCATCGGCTCTCCCTGTGAGTACTCGTACACCCACCCGCAGCCGCAGCCATGATCGCGGCAGTCGTATACCTCGCCGCCGACCGCCCAGCCGTCAAAGACCGCTGGCCCAACACCCTCATTTGCGCAGATCGCCGCCGTCCACGGACCCTTTCCGGTCTTCTGCGGCGCCACGCACTGCGAGCGGCGGTAAAAGAATGCCGGCGCCAACTGGCCCACCGTCGCAGTTGGCTTCACGCGGTAGAAGTTCGCCGTGCACCACAACTGCCAGTCGTACATCTGGAACGGCTCACCCTTGCGGAAACCATCCGGAATGCGGCAATGCTCCTCGATCCAGTCGCATGCCACCCACAGCGTCGGGAAGTCGACGACGAACTCGCTACTCTTCTCCATCGCCCGGGACGACCTTCAACCGCGACCGCGCCGACGACCGCACCGGCGCCGAACGGCCAGCAGCAGGCCGGGCCGGTGCCTCCTCCGCGGTGATACGCCACCGATTCGCCCGCATCCCCGGCGTCGTCAAGCCCAGAGAGTCGGCCATCTGCCGGACCAGCGTCGACAAGTTCACCCGGGAATCCATCAGCTCAGCCTCCGAGAGCCGGCGCACGTACAGTGCCACCTCGATCTCCTGGCCGAACCGCTCCCACATCAGCGCCTGCGGCATCCGCCACAGGCGATCCCACAACTCGTCCTCGCGGATACTCTGATCTGTCAACGGCCAGACGGGCATTGCACCCTGGCGGCCCTCAGCAGGCAGAATCGTCCACTCGCCAGCATCCCGCTCACGCCGAAGCGCATTCGGATCAGGGGCAGGACCAGAACGTGCGCGTGCTCCACCCTTCGGCATATCGCTCTCCTCGGATCGCGCCCTTGCGGCGCAAGCGACGGCCGGGCATTGCGCTCAGCCGATCAGGAGCAACTGCTCCCCACCGCCCCGATTCCCCTTGGCGCTGTTGCAGCCCAAGTGAGCGAGGCGGACATTTGAAGGATCGTGCGCCCCGCCCTTCGACAGGGGCACGACGTGATCCAGGCTCGCGCTCCGCACGTGGGGCCACGCGATTTTCTTGCCGACCCGGGTCCTACAGATGTGGCAGCGCCAGTGATCCCGATCGGCTATCCAGGCCAGAATCACAGGCTCGCCCGTGGACGCGGACGCCTTCTGGGCCCGGCGACGGTGGTAGTTGTCCCGGCGGCGATCATTCCAAGGGCCCGGCTTCTGCCGGCCGTCGGCGCGGGACTCGCGGTTGTACAGCAGCTTGCCGTGCTTCTCCGAGCAGCAGCGCTGATCCTTGCGATGGGGCTCGAAGGCGCTGCCGCACTCAGGAAGAGCACATACGGCAAGAGGAAGCGGCTCCGCCCGGGTCGTTCCGTAGGCGATGCTGGCGCAGCGGTTGGAGCAGTAGGTTGCTCGGGGCCTGGAGAGAGGTAGGTCGCCTCGGCAAACGGAGCAACTTACCGGACGCTCCGGCTGACGCATCCGTAGAGAACAGATATCGCTGCAGTACGAAGCGCTCGCTGGTCGGTCATCGATCTCGACCCCGCAGTATTTGCACCAACGGAAGATCCGTAGGAAGTCGTTCGGATGGCGCTGAGCCCAGTAGAGGCACTTCTTGCTGCACCACCGCCTGGCGCCAGCCGATCTTCCCCTTGGCTTCTCGATTCCAGGCGGCATGGGCACGGCGCATCCCGAACAGAGAATCTGCTCCATTGAGATCTCCAGAAATGACGGAACCCCCGACGTCTGGAGTCGTCAGGGGTTCCTAACCCTCGGGAGCTACCCTCGGGCTGCTTACGGTGGGTGATTAACGATCAAGGTGTATTTGATCTTGGAAAAGTTGGAACCTGGAAAAGTAGGCGCACCTCTCCCCGGCGGTCCGGCGCTGATCACTGCGCAGGTTCCCGGCCCACCCCCTCGGCCGCCGGCTGTCACCCTTGGTGACCGTCAGGCCCGCCGCTCAGCTCGGCGTCTCGGCCGGCGGGAACTCAGGCTCCACCGCCAGCGGCACGGTCCGCTCCTCGCTCCGCGCCTGCCCGTCATGGTCGGGGTCGACGAGCCGGCTGCCGTCTTCGGTGGTCTTGTACTGCTGGTATCGGATGACGGTCTGGTCGTCGTCTCGTTCGATGCTGAGCCAGTGGTCGACGACGTGCTTGGGGTCGACGTTGTTGGCATGGAGCCAGTCGCAGAGGGCTTCGCGGTGCTGTTCGATCTCGGCTTCGCGGATGAGCCGGAGGACGACGGTCACGGTCAGCGCCAGTTGTAGAGCGTGTCGCCGTCCTGGTGCCGGTGCTCGTGGCCAGCCTCGCCAGGCTCCAGGTCTTGGGCGTCCAGTTGGCAGGCGACGCGTCCGGCGAGGACGGGTAGGAAGTGCGGTGCGCCGCAGCGCGGGCCTTCGACGACTGCCTGCTCGACGGCTGTCGGCTCGGGCTGGACTGCCTGCTCTGCCTCGACCTGGTCGTCAGCCTTGGCTTCCGGCTTGGGCTTGGTGGTCATGCGCCGATTCCTCCGGGTTGGTATCGCGCGGTTTCCTTGGAGTGGCACGAGTGGCAGAGCCCACGTCCGTGCTTGGGGTCGTTGGGGTCGGCACCTTGTTCGACGAGTTCGCGCCTGCTGAGTGGCCAGTGGTCAGCGTGCTTGCTGGGCTGGCCGCATGGCACCGAATGGTCGTGACCTTCCTCGGTGCAGACGCACGTCGGGTCCTTGGCCAGGACACCGGGCCGGAAGCGGGTGAGGTGTTGGCCGCCGTAGCCGCGTTGCTTGGCGGTGCCGCGTTTGGCTTCGGCTTCGCGTCGGTGGTCTTCGCAGCGCCCGCTCTGGGTGAACTCGGGGCAGCCCGGGGTCGAGCAGACTCGCCAGCCTGTCCTCCTGGCCATGCCGCGCCTCCGCCCGTACCGTGTGTCCCTCTACGCGAGGGGGCTGATCATGCGGAGCGATGCTGCGCTGGGTGTGTTCGTGGTGGGTCTGGCCGTGCTGATGATCGGTGTGATCACCGAGTTCACGGTCGTCTGGCTGGTGGTCGGCGGCCTGTTGATGCTGGGCTCGGTGGCTGCCACCGCGAGGCGGCGGACCAC